GGTCACAAGGTAATTGGCAACACAGTGTCGGGCGCATATTCGTCTGGTATTTATATTGGCGCAACCGCGCTGAACGCAATAGTGTCCGAGAACACATGTTTTGACAACTGCGTGACAAGCGCCGCAAATGCGGGAATTTTCCTGCAAAGCGCGACAGGTTGTATTATTTCCAACAACCGTTGCTACGACAGCGCAGGTGTTAGCGGTACTCAGACTACCGGCATTCAAATGGTTGGCGGGTCAAGCAATACAGTTGTCAACAATGATGTATCTGGAAATAAAACCAATGGAATTCTTGACACATCCACGCCCGTTTACACCCGCAGATTAAACAAAATCGGTACTGGTGTACTTAGCGGCTCGTCTTTCACCGCTGGTGCTGGCGCAACGCACACGGTTTCCAACACCAGCGCGCAATCAGTTTCTCGAATTACTGTTTGGGGCACTAACGCAGCGGGCGCAGCAAAACCTGTTTTTGTGTCCGCTGTTACTGTCGGTGTAGATTTTACAATTACACCATCAACCGGCTCATTTGCTGGCACCGAAAATTACGCATACAGCATCGAATGATTAACCAATCTTGCACCCGACCCAAAACGTATACAAACTGACTATGGCCGACTTAAAAATTTTACGACTAACCGCCGTCACCGCCCCGTTTGCCGTGGCAAAGGCGCGTAAATGAACCCGCTAAATAAATTGCCTCACGACAAAGCGCTGCACTTTATCGTCGGCGTCCTTATTTACGCTGCCGCACACTTTGTCAGCCCTGTCGTGGGCATGATTGCGGTAACTGTCGCTGCTGTGGGCAAGGAAGTGTACGATTACATGAACCGCGATAAGCATACGCCTGACTTATGGGATGCCGTGGCTACCTTACTGGGTGGGGCTGCGGGGTTTGTATCAGGACTAACCATCTAAGGATTTGACATGGCCGACTTAAAAATTTCGCAACTAACGCCTGTTACTACTCCGCTAGCGGGCACTGAGGTGTTGCCAATCGTGCAATCTAGCACGACTAAAAAAGTGACCGTAAGCGAAATGATTGCGGCGCAGTTGGCAGCCAACATCGTCACCGAAACGGGCACCACACGCACTCTGAGCGCAGCGGACAACCAGAAAGTCATTTATTGCACTAGCGGGTCTGCGGTAACTATCACTTGCGCGGCCGGTTTGGGCGTTGGCTTTAACTGCACCATTATCCAAGGCGGCGCGGGTAAGGTAACCATAGCCGCTGGCGGGCAGACGCTGGTCAGCTACTCCAGCCTGTTTAGCACGATGGGCCAGTACGCGGTTATTTCGCTAATCACCCCCGTGGCCAATACTTTTGTTGCCGCCGGTAACCTAGGTGTTTGACATACAGAATTCTTAATGTAGTATTAACCACTGTACCGGCCCAGTAGACCGGGGATTCTTCAGGAATCGACAATGTCAGAAGAGCAACAAAATGAACTAGCGGCAGTGCCCGCGCCGGAACCGGAACTAACGGCAGTACCGGAACCCGAAGTAACAGCGCCGGAAACTGAAGAGCCAAAATCGGCCAAGACCTTCACACAAGAAGAGTTGGACGCTGCGATTGGCAAGCGGCTTGCAAGAGAACAGCGTAAGTGGGAAAGAGAACAAGCTCGGCGACAGCAGGAGACTGCACCGCCCGCGCCAGCTCCTTCGTTAGAGCAATTTGAGTCGGTTGATCAGTACGCGGAAGCGTTGGCTGCTCAAAAGGCAGAAGAGTTGCTTGCTAAGCGAGAAGCTGATCGCGCACGCATGGAAACGCTTGAGGCTTACCACGACCGTGAAGAGGAGGCTCGGAGCAAGTACGAAGACTTTGAACAAGTCGCGTACAACCCGAACCTACCGATCACGACCGTGATGGCTGAGACAATCCAAGCGTCGGATGTTGGGCCAGACTTAGCGTATTACCTTGGCACCAACCCGAAAGAAGCTGATCGTATTTCTCGTCTGTCGCCGTATATGCAAGCCAAAGAGATTGGCAAGATTGAAGCTAAGTTAAGCGACAATCCGCCGGTCAAGAAAACGACAAGCGCCCCACCGCCGATCGCGCCCATTAGTGGCCGTGGCACTGGAGCACCGGCTTACGATACGACCGACCCACGTTCTATCAAGAACATGTCGACGTCAGAATGGATCGAAGCGGAGCGCCAGCGTCAGATTCGGAAGTTGGAAGCTCAACGTAACCGCTAATTTTTTTAAGGACTATCATGGCAAACTCGATTCTTACTATCGACATGATCACCCGCAAAGCGCTCGAGATCCTCGAGAACAACCTGGTGATCACTCGTAACGTCAATCGTCAATACGACGATTCTTTCGCCGTTGAAGGCGCAAAAATTGGTTCCACCCTGCGTATCCGTTTACCAGATCGCGCGTTGGTAACCGACGCTGCCGCCCTGCAAGTTCAGGACGACAACGAACAGTTCACCACTTTGACCGTTGCTTCGCAGAAGCACATCGGCGTGAACTTTACCTCTGCCGAACTCACCATGCAGTTGGATGACTTTGCAGAGCGTGTTCTAAAGCCTCGTATTTCGCAGCTTGCGTCTTCCATTGACGCTGACGTTGCAAATGCGTACAAAAACGTGTTCAACTCGGTTGGCACCCCAGGCAGTACTCCATCGACTTCGCTCGTTCTGCTGCAAGCTCAGCAGAAGCTGAACGAAAACGCTGCTGTGATGTCGCCGCGCTACGCCACCGTCAACCCAGCCGCTAACGCCGGTCTGGTCGAAGGCATGAAAGGTCTGTTCAACCCGACCGACACCATTAGCCGCCAGTTCAAGAACGGCATGATGGGCATGGGCGTGCTGGGCTTCGACGAAGTCAACATGTCGCAGTCGATCAAGCAGCACACCAACGGCGACTGGGGCACCGGCATCACCGTGACCTCGACTGTCACCACCGAAGGTCAGTCGACTCTGCCGATTAGCTTTACCGGCTCGTCGAAGACTTGGAACGTGGGCGACGTGTTCACCATCGCTGGCGTGTTTGCAGTTAACCCACAAACTCGTGAGTCCACCGGCTCGCTGCAGCAGTTCACCGTAACTGCCGCTGCAACTGGTAGCTCCACAGCAACCCTGTCGATCAGCCCTGCGCTGTTCTCAGCAACCCAAGCACTGGCAACCGTTACTTCGTTGCCTGCGGCAAGTGCGGCCGTCACCATGCTGGGTAACGCAACTGGCCAGTATGCTCAAAACTTGGTCTACCACAAGGACGCGATCACTTTTGCTACCGCCGATCTGTTGATGCCTCAAGGCGTGGATATGGCTTCTCGCCAAGTCCACAACGGTATCTCGATGCGTATTGTTCGTCAGTACGACATCAACAACGACCGTCTGCCTTGCCGTATTGACGTTCTGTACGGCTTTAGCACCATCCGTCCGCAAATGGCTTGCCGCATCTGGGGCTAAGCACTGGTGGGGGCTTCGGCCCCCATTGACGACTTTATTTGAAAGGAAATTATCATGGCACTTCCTAACGGCGCAGGCGGCTATCAGCTCGGCGATGGCAACCTTAACGAACCAGTCATGGGCTATTTGCCCGCTCCGCTTACGGAGACTGGCACTTCTACTGTCACCCTTACCGCTGCCGAAGTAACCGGCGGCATTTTGATTGCTAACCCCGGTACGACTGGCACTACCTACACGATGCCTATCGTGGTAACGTCGGGCGCTACCACAGGCGTTAACGATCTGGTGTCTAGCGCTAAAGTTGGCAGCACTTTTAACTGGACTATCATTAACATTGGTACAACTACCGGCGACATTACGATGGCCGCAGGTACTGGTACGGGTTGGACGATTGTTGGTTCTTTGACGATCAATAACGAAACTTCGGCTTCGTTTGTTGCGCGTAAAACCAGCGACACAACCTGGACTTTGTACCGTACTGCCTAATGCCTCGGGGGCTTCGGCCCCCGTTTTTTAAAGGATAGATCATGCCTAACACCAAAGCTGTGGGGGTTGCGTTTAGCGACCCTGAACTAACTTCTGGCACTACCATTACGGGCGCAACTATCGATAGCACCACGAAAGTGTTGTCTAACATTCCGAGCGGTCAAACTGCTTCGCAGCAGGGCGCAACGATTGCGACAACCGGTAACAGTGATGTTTTTATCATCGCGCCTGCTGCTGGCACGTTGACGTCCGCTGTTTTTTCGGGTGTAGACGCGCTAGCGGCCAGTAACACGGACTACGTTACTTTTTCCATCACCAACCTTGGAACTAGCGGTTCCGGTACAGCGGCTATGCTTGCTGCAACTGACGCCAACACGACCAAGTCTACCGGCGGCACGGCGCTAACTGCTAACGCAGCTCGCACCCTGACGCTAAACGGCACGGCAGCTAACTTGGTAGTAGCCGCTGGTGATCGTCTGCGTATTCGCGCAGCCGCCACCGGTACGCTAGCTAACTCGGTGACGTTTCCGGTTTACCGTTTGAACTTTAGTGTTGCTTAACTAAACGGGGCTTCGGCCCCGCCTACCCTATGCCTATTATCTACTTACAGCACCCGGTTCACGGCTTCAAAATTGCCACTATGGAAATGGAAGCTGAGTCTGATGAACAAAACGGTTGGCAGCGATACGACCCTGACACGCCTTCAGTGCCTGAGATAGAAGCGCCTGAAGTAGCGGCGCCTGAAGTAGCGGCGCCTACCAATGAGCTAGAGGTTAAACGTCGTCGCGGTCGACCCCCTGTAGGCGCAGCATCTTAAAGGAGCAGGCATGGCCACTACTGCTGGCGATCAAATCAACAGAGCGTTGCGGTTGTTGGGTGTGTTGGCCGAAGGCGAGACGTCTTCAGCTTCGGTAATGCAAGATGGTTTGACCGCTTTAAATCAAATGATCGACTCATGGAACACGGAGCGTCTGGCCGTGTTTTGTACCGAAGACCAAGTGTTTTTGTGGCCGCCCAACGAGATCACACGCACGTTGGGGCCAACCGGCGACTTCGTCGGTAATCGTCCGGTTTTGATTGACGACGCAACGTATTTCCGTGACCCGCAGACAAATGTCTCGTACGGCATTAAGCTAATCAACCAGCAGCAATACAACGGGATTGCGGTTAAGACGGTGACCAGCACCTACCCGCAGGTTATGTTTGTGAACAACACGTTTCCAGACATCACCATGACGATCTACCCCAAGCCAACGCGTGTTTTGGAGTGGCACTTTGTGTCGGTGCAGCAGCTG